CCGGAATTTGTAGAGGAGGAGCATTGGCAACTGTTGCAGTTGCTAATTTAACAATCAAGATTGGTAGATTTGTCAAACCACATATTTGGTCTAAAATTGAAAAACTTAGTGTGCCTAAATGGCACTCTCAAGGTAAAGAATTTCCAACTTATGGTATCAAAGCTTTTAAAGTTATTCAAAGTAAGTGGGATTCAGCATTGGAAAGTCTTGCTCCAGGCGTACTTAGTTCAGCATTTTCGTTGATTTCACGAGAGGTCACAGATTCGGATCATCGTTCATTCAAAGTTCGTTACGACGAAGAAATGCTTGGTAAAGTTACACTAAGTGAAAAGTGTATTGCCTTCTTCCAGGTAATTGTCGATTATATTTTTGAGGGGACAGGTTATTTCACGGATTGGTATTCGTTGAGTCATAGCAAGATAACGCAACTTGTGCAAGATTTTACCGAACAAAATGCTCGTGGAGATTTTGATTCTGATAATATTTATAAGGGCGACCATTTGGATAAGTTGCGAAAGCATTATAAGCTAGCACTAAGAATTAGCAAATATGGACCAGTTACACCTAAATTTCCCGTTTCTTACACGCGCTTAGCTACTGACATCATCAAGACTTTTAAAGGAATTCCACCTAAAGCCGGGTCAGCTAGATGTGTTCCCACAGCCGCAGCATTTGTTGGTGATTCTAGTGTTGGGAAAAGTTATATAGTTGGTTCTATATTGCCCACGCTTCTTCTACTTATTGCGGGTGACTGTAAAGATGGAGAGGAAGCTGATGGCGAAGTTTGGGCTCGACCAACTGGTCAAAATGTGCACTTTTTCGATGGTTATACGCAACAGAAAGTCATGTATGTAGATGATTTTCTTAAGAATGTAGATGGAAAAGATGCAGATGATATGATTAATCTCATTTCGTGTACACAAACTCCCTTGGAAATGGCGAAACTCGAAGAAAAAGGACGATTGTTTAAATCAGATTATATTTTAGTTACCACCAATAGTTCAAATTTTAGTAATGTGCATGGGTTGATGTGTTGTGATGCGTTGTGCAACCGTTTTAAATTTTCATGGAAGATGAGTTTAAAGGTTTCAGAAGATTTTCCAGCTAGTACCGGAAGTGAGACTGTACAATGGCTAGCTAATAACATGGGAAACAAAACTCCTGCTGAAGTCATAGACCTTATTGATAAGAGATGGAAATTTGTTGCTAATGATGTTAGGGGGGGACACTCTAGAGAAGAGTGTTCTTTTCATGACATTGTTGAGAGTTTAGTAGCAGATAGAAAGTTGAAGCGTTCAGTGCATGGGTTGATGCGTAAGGCAGTATTGACAATGAAGGCACAAGGTTTGGAAGTAGATGATGTTACTACTGATGATGAGAGGTCAAAGGAGGAACAGTTGTTGAGTTTATATTATTTGTGTGTAGAGGATGGTACTATAGAACAGTATAAGGACGTCATTTGTAGTGATATTCGTGACCTTAATATTTTTCCTATTCCACACGATGGAGATATTAGTGGAGATGAAAGAGAAAAACTAGGGAAAATATTATACTATTTTAGAACAAAGTCTTTTTTATGTCGGCCCAAACCACGTACCCCAACACAACTTGAGTTGGAGGCAAATGATATTCTCCAAGATTTTTATGAAAGCCGCACTGAAGGAACAATCGATCAAGATAAAGAACATTACATATTACGTCTTAAGTTAAATAATTTCGACAAAACGGAAACTACTAAGACTTTGAATGATATACTAAGTATTGGTGAATTGTATTATTTATTAGATCGTAAACCCATAATTATTCCTTGGAAGGGAATATTGAAAGAGTGGCTTTTTCTCACAGGGGTGACGACTGCATGTGTTGCTGGAGGTTTTGCAATAGGGTACGGAATAACTCAAATTATCACTCAAATATATCGTGCTTTCAGAGATAAGATAGTAACATCATTGCAGGGGCAAGCATATGACATTAATCCTCGTGTCAAAGCACAACCACAAGATACTGTTTTCCAATCGCAAAGTCTTAATGATGAAGGCAGGACGCGAAAGATTAGGAGTAATATTCGTGTTATACGTATGGTTGACGGAGAATGTGATGATATTCTATGTTCCATGTACTGTCTGGTTTTTGAAAGCAAATTTGTATTGGTGCCAAAACATTTTATTGAATCATATAGAAAACGGAAAATGCGTGGTGATTATATATCAGTAGAAATTGAATTGATTGCAGTTGATGGTGGGATGTTGCGGATGGAGAAAGTGTCTATTAATGAATCTAACATGTGTAGTGTTAATGGACCAAATGGTACTAATAGTGATCTGGTACTTTTGTACCTAGCCAACGCAAATATCAATGGGGCTGGTAAAATATCCCAATTTATACCTTCACGAGTGGAATTTGCAGCCATGCTCAAAGGGAGGGATGTTGAAGCAACCATTCTTGGTAAGCATGAAGATTTGGATATCGCAGTCGTCACTACAGTTAGAAACCAGCTCATAGAAACTGATAAGAAAGAAACATATAATATGATATTGGGGACATTTTGCAATACTATAACTAAGAATGGTGATTGTGGGCGACCTTATTATTTTACTAATAATCACCCAAAGCCACTGTATGCTCTTCACTCTGCTATTGCAAATAAAATAACAGCGGGAGCTACTCCGCTTATATTGGAAGATATCATGGAAGCATATAATAAAATGAGGAACGTCGAAGTTCCTATATTGGAAAAAACTGTTGTATCGTTGCAGTGTGATAATCACGTGTCAAAGTACTGGAATACTTCTATTCAAAATAGGGGTGAAGTGTCTATCAATGGAATCAAGTTAAGCAAGAATACTATTAATAAGACAGATAAACGAAAGTGGCTTGAACATATTGACTGGCCTGTAAAGTACGCTCCTTCGTATAAAGGGGTAACTGATACTTATCACGTGATGTATACTAACGCTCAGAAGTGCATTCCCAAGTATACTCATGTAGTTGAACCACGTATACATGACAAGTGTGTCGAATTTTATACTAGAATTTTTCCAGAGGAAAGAGACAAACATATATTAACAGAATTTGAATGTATTAACGGATATGGTAGCATGCAACGTTTGGTTATGAGTACTTCGAGTGGTATTTTGGCCAATTGGTTTTCTAACGGTAAATATGAATTTTTCGATTCGGATGGTAAAGATGAACCGAATTATACTTTTTCGCATAAGGCTAAAACGTATAATATTCCTATTTTTAATCAAACTTTCGTAGAAAGACTTCAAGATTTTGATAGTGGTATACAGATAGGCGAGGTCCGTGATAATCCCATATGGGTGGCTACTGTAAAAGATGAACTGCGGAAATTGGAAAAAGTAGAGCAAAAGAAAACTAGAATTTTTGAACAACCGTCTTTGGAATACACATTACTAATTAGAAAGTATTTTGGTGCATTTCTTAATTATATTAAAAGCAAAGCAGGATTCGTTACACATAGTGCTATAGGCATTGATTACGAAGCAGCATGGAAGAGTATTTACCAATATTTGGAAAGTAAAGGCAACAATGGATTTGATGTCGATTATACTAATTATGATGGGAGTGTGTCTCCGCAAGCATTTGATTTTTATCGGAGAGTTACTGACTACTATTATGAAGATAGGAATCCGGCCAGACATTCTTTATTGTATATATTACAAAATTCGAATGTATTGGTCGGACATAATTTGATGAGAACTGATTTAGGAAATAAATCTGGTAATCCTATGACTGATATTTTCAATTCAATTACTAATGTTTACATTCTTTACGTCAGTTATCTACAGAGTAGATTAAATGTTGGTTTATCGTGTGATTTCGAGGATTTCCATCGAGACGTTGCTTTATTAACTTATGGAGATGACGTTATAATAAGTGCCGATGATGATACTTTACAGTATTTCAACAGAATAAGTGTTTCAGACACTACAACAAAACTTGGCTTCGTAGCCACAGCCGCAGATAAAAGCGGGAATTTGCAAAAGTTCGAAAAATTATCAGAGTTACAATTTTTGAAATCGAAATTTGTACCTTTGGATTGGTGTGTATTAGCGCCCAAACCAATCGAAATAGCTATTCGTGAATTACAATTTATTAGCAAACAGAATAAAGGAGATAAACGAATCATAAAAGATTTATTTGATTGTGCGCTGCGTTTTGCAGCACATAATGGAAAGGATGAAGTAACAAGATTACAACGACAGTGTGCCGATAGAGGCCACAATTTGCGATTTGATTTTGAAGATTTCATCCAAGATATAATTGATAAACAGCGGGTCTGTGGTGTGCAGACTCCTTCAATATTTTAACTTAATGTTAGGTTGAAACTACGTGTCTAGAGAGATGCGTATGTTGAGTGAGAAAGTAAATCCCAGCACCGTAAGAGTCTACTATGGAGTCATCTGTATCAGTGAGTAGACCGCAGCGTGTGTTTGGCGCTGTTTATCCTTAACCCGCCACAAACCAGTGGAAGGGAGCAGGAATAGAT